CCTCTAACCATGTCATCAACAAGGGAATTATCTACCAAATCAGAGGCATCACTTAAATCAAGTGTTGCGAAACCCACATGAATGGACTTACGATTAGTAAGGTCACTCATTAGTGAGGATCCACGGGCAGCCAGTTCCTGGTTAGGGACTTGGTCCGCCCAACTCATGATACGGCCAATAGGTTTACTATTGACCGAGCGAAAGATACTGTCGTGGAGACCTTGCTGTGCATATTGCATCACAGTAGGCTCCACAGCAATTATCCTAGGAGTAGATAACGTTTTAGGAACTGTAATAACCTTAACAGGTATTTCAGATCCAGGCACTGCCTTTCCCGCTAGCACTTCATCACAATAGATGGAGTAACTTGAGTATCCATATCTTCCTTGCGGAAATATGTGCTCAAGGCTAGACGGCCAGCTCTGCAACTGAGGTTCAAACTTATGGTTTCCCTTAAGTTTATCAGCTGTAGCGCCGGGTCCATGTACTGGACGGAGCTCTTCATTGTCAACCTCGCGGTTAACATCGAAGAAAACATCTCCGAACAAGTACCATCCCATTCGTACAAAATCACTTCGCATTTCGCTAGTGACTAATGCGCGATGGGAGAGGACGTAGGCATCGTTCTCAACATACCGGTCTAGAGCAGCTTGAACCCTTTTAGGGGAGCACTCTAGTTCTACCTTCTTGAGCAGTCCAGAAATCTGGAACATGCAGCGGACGGCATCGATAGCTTCCGAGCTATCGACGGAGTTGAGTATCCTACCATCACCTTCATCGAACACGAGACGAAGAAACCCACCTAAAAACTTAGGGAGTTTCGTGGATCTAGATCGGTTGAAAGGCCGAAATAGGTCACTATCTACGTACCCTCTATCAAGAGCCTGTTGAAGGTCCTTGAAGAAGGTCGGTAGGGTTATTGTTGTAAAAGATAACCCTTCGTGTTCAACTCGACTCAAGATGGTTTTAATATCTTGAGTGGTGTCGATACCACATAGATTGCCAGATTCTCTGACAACCTTAGTCAGGAGAATTGCTAATAGGCTATTCATTGACGCTCCTTTCAAGAGCTTATCAATCCGTAGCAGATAGCAGTTCTTTGATCCCTAATGCTTTTTCGTAGGAGTCTTGCGACCACCTTCAGAAAAAGCGAAGTAACCCAAAAGGGTTACAGCGACGAGAGACTGAAATACAGTAATACCAAGCAAAACCTGGTCTACTGTAATCATCAGTTCTCGAGTCCGAGCAATTTCTTCTTGTTCAGGTCTGTGCCCGCCGCCATATTGGCGATGAACCCATTCAGGAACGTAAGAAGCTCAGTGGAAGTAAACCCTTGAAGGGGCTTATTGACACTGATCGTGATGAAGGCTTCGACTGGCTTATAATCAGCCGGACGAAGCGGATCACTCACGAGTTTGCTCAGTCGAACCTGGGCACTTGAAGCAATCCGCTTGCCACGATTGTGGCGAATGGAAAGAACAAGTGTTCCGTCTGCACTAGTGAATTCACCAGTGCCCGGGCCAGTGCCAGTTCGCGGAAGCGAAACAGCACCTGCTCCAGGATCGACACTTTGGGGATCTGCGAACGCCATTTGCGTTCTCCTTATCTTATAGATGGGGTTTATAGTCCGCTTTTAGCAGACTGTTTACGCTTATCATTTATGAGATAAGTCGCACTCTAGACTCTATGACCTAGTCATGGCCTTCTAGAGCTGACGTCCTCCGCGGCTTCCTGCCACGAGAGACGCAAGGATGGCAATTTGGACAGCACTAAGTGCGTTCAAATTAACGCCAAAACCATATGGAGTTGCACGCACCCTCTCTTTCTTACGTTGAGTAATAAGAGAGTGGATAGCACCAGTTTCGTGACCCGCAAGGATCACGCCACTGTGTGTGTATTTGGTGGAGACTTCTGTCTCATGCATCAAATACGCGTATTGCAACACTTGAGAGTCAGTAGCGATTGCTGATTGGACGGCTAAAACGTCGCCAATATTAACAAACCAATCTGACATCCAAGTCCATGGTGCAATCTCCCACAGCAGTTCTAGATCTAGGCGAATGCCCAGAAGAGTTCTAGCATACTGCGCATAACGACGGAGCCTTCCAAAGACCGGTGAATCCGATCCGAGGAAGTACATCCATCGAGCGACGAAATCATACTTTTCATAAGTATGAGTTTCAACTGTGAGAGTGCCTCTTGTTCCAATCTGACCATTAGCATGAGTTCCAAAAGCCCCAGTAATAGGATCCTTAAATAGATCCAAACCAGGGTATTGTGAATTCGAGCCAAGGGGAAAGCCAAGCTTTATGTTCGTATTAAGAACACTATGAGTGGCAGTCCTAATCGGATCGGAAACGCGACGGCGACGAACTGTCTTGTCGGGACCAGCATCTCGCTGGTACTGTGCAAGGTTCTCGTCAATCTTGACGATAGCTGCGCACACCTTCAATACATCGGAAACCAAAGGCGCCCAACCAAAAACAGTATTAAGATATTCGGACCCAATATTCTTGGGAAGATTCCGTCTATCATACAGTTTCTGATCAAAGCGCTCAAAAGGAATCCGAGGCAGGTCTATTAGAAGTTCTAATATAGCCTGCGACAGGTTCGCGTGGGCCTTTCCAGGTAGTGTACTCCTTAGCCACTTCGTGCCTAAGGTTATATCTACAGCTGGAACGGTGTAGGTAACACGATCATGTCCGTCTGGCGAATTATGTCCAGCCCAAAAGGGCGTAGGATCAGTCGCTAGAAGCGGTCCTCGGTAATAACAATTACCGTAACCATTTCGGACAATATAATCCTCATGAGAGTTAACGATATCGCTAACTTTCAGAGTATTAAATTCGTGTCCCGTATCATATGGCCAATTAAATTGCTCGACATTATTCGCCAGAATCTGGTGAAAGTCTTCAATTTGAGTACCATATGCCCCACCAGATCTCCAAGACCTGGTGCGCTGATGAGAGATGAGTGACAAAAAGTATGACTCAGAGCCAACCCCAAAAGAGGGTTGAAAATAGTAGGGTATAGCACCCATCAAAGATGGAGCTAAACCTGGTACTAATTTGCTCAAGTCACGCTGTTGTGTCACATAACCTACCATGAATTTTCCAATGGTTAACTAAGGGCTTCCGAGGCGATGCACTGCATTGTCTCATTGGAAGCAGAGAGGAATTTCCTGGCATCTTTCGACACCGGGGAGGCCCTAAGGGGCC